AAGAAGGAATAAAGAATTTTTGTGATTGGTATATTGACTATAGAGATAATTGATATGGAGATTTAAATGATTATCAACTTTGACTACAGTGATTTTTTTGATATGTTAAAAAAACAAATTAAATTAAAATTGCCTGAGGATTATAATTGCATTCCTTGTAAAGTTTGGGCTAATAATATTCATGATCTGACAGATGAAATACCAATGATGGCATATGTTTTTCATTGGCAAGGATATAAATCATTATCGCTTGAAGATGACATTCAAACTTGGGGTCTTAAATGTGAAGCGCTTGTACCAAATAGCACAGCCATGATTACGTTTCCATGGGGTACAGAATCCGATGATATAGCAAAAGATTCTGCTCCTATTTTATTGCATGTAAGAAATCAAGACTTTGAACTACCAACGGCCGACGTAAACTCCTAATCCGTAAATTATTCCAGCCATAATTGCTGAAGCTACTAACGTTAAGAAAATGCCAAATACCCAAGCGATAATAGTTTCTTTCATTTCTTGGGCGGCGTAAACAGCTTCTTTCTGTTCTTTTCTCATTACACCTTCTAGGTGTACTATTTCTTTCCATGCAGATGGACCATATACGGCTGATATGTAACTGCGTAATTCTTCACGCATCTCATCGGCCTTCTTTTTATGCATCCATACTTCTACGGCATTTGCTTGTACACCGCCGCCTAGTTTTTTATACCAAGGCGGTTTATCTGCTTTCTGATGTGCGTAATCAACATCAGATATTGCTTTAGCCCATTGGCCAAGTTGACCGTGCATATCTTGAATATCACGCCCAACAGATATTGCTTGCTTTATTCCATTAAAAGCACTTGTCGCCAAACCGATGGCAGTTACCGGATCAATCATTCACATTCCTCCATGCTATCGATATTTATAAAAACGAACTATTTTACAAGCCTTTGTTTTTAAACAATTTCGATCGGCGCTTTTTTGTGTACATTGCTTTCTACATGCTGTAGGATGGTATTATCAAAAGGAGATAATGACATGATTTTTACAGTTTGGCAAATTCAATACTCTGATGCAGATATCGAAGCTATCAACGCTGGCGAAACTAACGCTAAGCGCGAAGCTAAAACAGAGATGAACTTTGATTTTAGCGGTGAGAACATTTCTGGTATCGCTGATAAAGCTCTTATGGACGGTCTTTATACTCATGTTTCTGATATTCGTGCTGAAACTCCTGAGCATTGTTTTGAAATCGGTAACATTGGCCCTGAGTCAGCGATTACACGCTTCTCACGTATGTCTTCACTTTCAGTCGGTGATATCGTTGTTGATGTAGAAGGTAATGTATTGGTTGTAGCCAACTATGGTTTTGTTGCAATCGGATTTAAGCCTGAAATGTCAGCCGCTAATTTAGTTTATAATATGGAGGAAGTAGCGTAATGATTATTGTAAATGATATTCAAGATGCAATGATGATGCGAAAGAAATTGATGAGCATTGTTCGTCGTTCTCATAATTTTGGTCATAGTCGTGCCACTGTTTTAATTGAACTGCTTGACATTGTTGACGATCTTCAGCAGAACATTGAAAGAATGGAAGCTGAAATGGAAGTTCAGCATGATCTCTGGAGAACTGAAATTCAAATGGAGGAATCTTCTAATGCAGCGTAAAGGTAAATCACATAAAGCGGCCATGGGAAGCGATGGCCGTGTTGCCTTAGGTGAAATCATTGATTTTATGAATGAATGCGCAGGAGTTTTAGAACTTGAAGGTGATGAAAAGTCTGCATTTTATTTCGAACAAATCGCAGAGTTTCTAACTGAGAATCCTTATAAGGGCTTAAAAGAACACGCAGGACGAGTTCTAGGTTTATAAATAAAAAATGTCAAGAGCAGTCAATATAACAAGTGGATTATTAACCATGACAGGACTCGGAGCAGTAGCCGTAACTTTGTCTATGATGCATCCTTCGATAGATACTAAAGCGCATAATTGCTTAGCGATGAATATCTATCATGAGGCAAGGGGTGAAGTCATAGAAGGTCAGATCGCAGTAGCACACGTTACACTAAATCGTGTAGACCATGGAGAATGGCCAAATAATATTTGTGATGTAGTATATCAGCCTAAGCAATTTAGTTGGACGTTTATGATTGAAGATCAAGTTCCTTCTGAAAACAAAGCTTGGAGTCAAGCAAAAGTTATTGCGCGTGACGTAATGATAGGAAACGTAGATGATCCTACCGAAGGAGCTACATTTTATCATGCTACATATGTAAATCCATTTTGGGCTGATCAAATGCAAGTAAGTAAAATAATTGATAAACACGTATTTTATACATGGGATGGAGTTTGGGACGAATAAATGATTGACTACAAATTTAATGAAGGTGAATTGATATCAGAATTTAAAAATTATATCGATGCTACATACGATGGACATTATGCAACTAATAAGTTCCAATCAACAGAAGTAATTATTGCACGAGGCCATGGTACTGGCTTTTGTATGGGAAATGTTGACAAGTATTCAAATCGTTATGGGAAGAAGGGTAGTCGTGATGACGCCCGTAAGGATTTAATGAAAGTTCTCCACTATGCCCTCATCCAATTATATATCCACGATAGTGAAAAAGAAAAAATGGATAGCTTATGATCAAAATGGTCGTGTGTTAATTATATCACATAATAAAAACATTGTGTTGGGCCATTTACAAGATTTAGGATATAGTGTAATATATAATCTGTAAGCGTTAATAACGGATGTATGGACCGCGGGGCAGTACCGCGCTGCTCCACCATAAATTATTGGAGTTATATTATGAGTGATTATAAAGATTTGGTTAATACCTTTTTAAAAAACGGTGGTGAAATTAAAAAAGGTAAACCTATGAAGCGCACCAAAGGCATCAGTGTACAAAAAATGCAAATAGATGCTCAGACCAAGGGTGATTATAAACAGTGGCAAAAAGGTGAAGATAGTTACGAAGAATATCAAAACTATTTGAAAAGAAAACGATAATTTATGATGGGGCAGAAATAGGATCGACATGTATTCTAGTTTACAAAACACAAATGCAAACGATAATTTTGCACCATCTGGTTACGCGCTAGCCGCATAATACAGGGGGTTGGCCACTTACCTAGCAACAGAAAAGTGGTTTTATTATTAACTTAACTTAGGAACAAAAATATGAAATTCGCAGCAATTGCAGCAGCCGCACTTGTAACGGCAACATCAGTCTCAGCTAATGAGATCGGTGCAACAGGCATCTCTTGGGGTGTAGAAACAGAAGCAGCATACACAATCAATGACGCAGCAGGTGCTGACGTAGAAGATTTTGGTGTAAAAGTAACTCCTGAAATCGGATACACAATGTTTGGTGTAGGTCTTACGGCCGATATGGACATTGCAGTTTATAATAACGAAGAGTTTAAACTAGACAAAGCATTTGACAATCCGAAGATCAACTTCGGTGCATCATATGAAGTGTTTGGTGGAATTGAGTTGTTCGGTGAAACAACTTGGGATATTGATGGCGAAGATGCTGTTGCTACAAAAGTTGGAGCTACTTTCAGCTTCTAATATATACTACTAAGGGTCACTACTTAATAAGTGCGCGGGGGGCCATGGTGAGCCCCCCTTTTTTATGAAAGGACTATACTATGAAAAAAATATTATTAGCCTTAGGACTTACCGCATGCGCGCCAGCGCACGCAGACATGATTCAGATAAATGTACCATGTGACCCTGCTCCTGAAGTTATGAGAATAATGTTACAATATAAGAATGCATTGTTGCTTCAAGGCACTGGAACAATTGCTTCTAAAGATGGCAAAAACTTTACATCTGGCGCTCAGATATTTTTAAATCAAGATACAGGAACGCTTGCGTTCGTTTTATCTTTTCCAAATGATGATGGCCCCATGATGTCATGTTTAATTATAGCTGGCGCTGAATGGGAACCATATGGTGGCCCTCAGCCTTGGGATGAGAAGAAAGAAGAACTGTAATGTGGGTTTTGGTATTTATTTATTTGTATGACGAAATCCCTTATGTAGAAAAATATGGTCAATACAGATTTATGACTGAATGTTTTCAGGCCAGAGAAAAACTTGGCTTAGAACTTTCAGGAAAACACGGATATTTCCCTACAGGCCAACAAGCAGTTTGCATAAAAAAGTAATCTTGTATAAATAGATACACTGACAATGAAAACGGTGTATAAGATGAAGAATATTTCTGGACTTTTTTGGTTATTACTATTACTTTTTATTATGTTTAGTAGTATAGTGGTTTTTGCACAAGATGCTTCAGATCCTATCGTTACAGAAAATTATAATGAAAGCGTAGTTGATTCTACTTCTAAAACGAAGGTTGAATCTCCTCCTCCTTCTGCAATCTCCCCGTCAATTAATTCATCTAATTCTGATTTGTGTACAGTTGGTATTTCAGGCGCTGTGCAAACGCAGATACTTGGCATTTCGACAGGAAGTACAGTAAGAGATATGAATTGCGAAAAACTAAAGAATGCAAAGGTGCTTTACGATATGGGCATGAAGGTTGCGGCCGTGTCTGTTATGTGTCAGGATGAAAGAGTATTTAATGCAATGATGAATGCTGGTACGCCTTGTCCGTATGATGGACTAATCGGTGCCGAAGCAAAGGTAGCGTGGGAGGCTAATAAAGAAGAAATACCAGATGAAGATAGTGCTTCATTTAATCCACTAAAGGATATGGACGATGATCAGAAATCTACTTTCTACGGCAGCGGTATCGTTGCTGGTCTCCTCTTCTTATTGTTACTCTGATACAACATACGGAGTAACGCAGAATGCAGCGACAATGGGATTGTCGTGGAATATGACTGGTCTATTACCTGACGGAGCTGATGGTAGTTTACCATATATAAAAGTTGATATTCACGGCTTGACATATAGATATACAATGGTGAAAAACCCTAATACTGGATCTACAGTTTATATACGAAATCAAGATCTAGAAGGAAGTAGTTATATATTAGAAGAACAAGATGATTGGGCAGTAGGAAATCCAGGAGGAACACTACAAAAATATATTAGATTTCCATATACGTCGGCTTCTAGATTTGGTAATGGATCTATCGATGTAGAGGGTGAAGGACAGATTATTGATCCCAGCGTGACATATAACTATAGGCTTGAAGTTGATGATAGGCTTATGTTGTGTACCGTAACACCATTAGCAGATCCTGCTTGCCCTGGCTTTGATCAAGCTTTATTAGATTATTTAAATAAACTTGAAGTGAATCCTGATGATCCTTTTTACGATGAATGGGTACAGGCTAATTTGTCATTAAACGATGAAGAAGGTGAACAGGAAGTTGAAGAAACAAAGATGCCAGAAGAAAAGCTATCTAACTTTGAAAAAGAATTAGGTGGTGAAAATACAATAGAAGATTTAGTTAGCACTAATCAACAAAGAATTTTTGCGGCTTTAGCTGCTATACCGAAGATTGAACCATACTATATGATAGATATACCGGGCGGTGAATACGAAGATGCTCTTACATTAGAGGATACAAGTTTGCCTGACAATCCAAGAGCGATGAGAAATTTAGCATCAGATGCTAATCATAAAAAGATGGTACGCTCGCAATATGATAGAGAACAATAAAGGAATAATTAAATGTTCAAATCTATTACGTTCATGAGTGCTATTTTGATGGCAACTTCTGCCTTCGCAGTTGATTCGCCTATCACTGGTAATGTGTCGTCTAAGTGCTCTATATACACAGATACTCCAGGAGTTTATGGTAACCCTACACCAGACGAGCTTAGCACTAAAGCGGCTGACGGTGGAGTAGATCCTGTTGTCCGTTATGATGTAACAGTTGCTGACAAATACAAAGCAAAGATTTCTTGGCCAAATTCTTTTACATCATCTCCAAGTCTTACAGATGCAGTTAACTGGGATGGAGAAACAAAAGTAAAAAGTCACTCTGTATCAGGTATGTCTGCATACGAAGCTGCAAAGGTTGAATATGATAATCATACAGAATTTAGTTTAACACTTGCAGGATCAACTTGGTTCTCTATTGAATCAGAAGCTAAGTATGGATCAGCTAAATCTTTACCTGGCGGTGAATATAAAGCTAACGTAGTAGCGGAGTGTATTGCAAAATAATGAAAAAACTTTATTATGCGTTAGCGATGATGCTAATGAGTGTAGCTGTATCGGCTCACGAATTAACGCCAACTTATCCTGTTATTGAACCAGCTTATCTTGCTGGAGTTTCTGTTATAAAAATGAGTTTGTGGAATAGAAGAGATGATGTAAAATATTATGAAATTAATGTTTATGATATAGATTGGAATCCAGTAGATTTTGCAACTACTGAAAGACTAATGAAAATGGGATATTTAGAACGAAAAACTTTTGATGTTTATGTGAGAGATGTTGATAAAGGTAAAGTAGAATATATTTGTACGGTTTCTAAACAATTGAAAGAGGATGTTAAATCATCAGGTATAAAATCTAGGATATGCTCTAGAATGAAATGAGTAAGCTATGAAGTATTATGTACTATTATTAATTTTATTTGCTTCAGTAGCTATAGCTGATTCAAGTTCATTAAATTTACAATTGCCTAGCGTTCCTGGCAACTATCAATCTGATAAGTTTAGAGCTGGAGAACTTGATTGTTCTAATGCTATTGGTTCTGCTACTAACTTAGAGTTCGGAGTTACAGGACTAATAGATAAAGGTGATTATGATCAGATGAACAACTATATTAATGGTGGTACTGATGTAGGTGTATATGCTAGAATAATGATACCACTTGGCAAAAGAGTAAAATCACGCATTGATTGTAATAGGTTATATGATTTAGAATTAAGAAAGAAACAGCTCGAAGTAATGAAACTCGAGCGAGAATTACAACAGCTTAGGCAGCTACAATTCGAGGAATAAAATGGAAATAGTATCAGTATCTATTTTCGCAGGGTTTTTCACGTTTTTTGGATATAATGTAGCAGAACATCTTTGGGAAGAACACAAAGCCTTTCGAGCTGAACAAGGGGATGAACGATGGCAGAATTTGAATTTGGAGGAGCAACCTTCAAAGGTGGAAGGATGTTCGCCGTCCTCACCGCTCTTAGTACCTTAGGAGGAGGTGCTTGGGCAGGATTTGAATTTTACAAAGATTATATGGATATGAAAGAGATTATCCAGAACATTGATACAGATGCTATAGCTGCTCGCAATGATGTAATTGAAACTAAACTAGATGAAGCGATAGACTATACCCGAGATATTAAATCTGGTTTAAAAGATGATATTCTTAAACTAGAAGCCAACATTGATCGTATGGAAGATAAGGTTGATGATTCGGAACGTAGAGTCAAAGATACTCAGGCATCTATTGAATCGACCCTTGCCGGTGTTCGTAATGATCTTAACCAGCAAAGTAAAGACGTAACTTCTTCTATTCGAGAGGTTGAAGCTACAGTAAGAGCATCTGAAAAAGATGTACGTAATGTAATGAAAGACACCGTCAAAGATCTTGAATTTAAGATGGATAAACTTGATGACAATCTTAGAGAAACATTACAAGAAGCTCTCGACAATCCATTGTCAGATTAAATATATTTTTATGTTAGCGCAACAGTCAGCGCTATCATTTTATAGATAGCATATCTCAGAAAAAGGAGTTGTGCTATGTGTTCACCTTTCGTTCGTAAAGAAGCTAATCGTTTAAATTGGTTAGTAAAAGGTCATCTTATTAATATTAATGAAAGCGATAAGGTGGTAGAAAGGATATACGATAGCTATATGAAAAGATTATGGGGTAACACTGAAAGAAACGAATACGGTATGGCTGGATTCGAAGCGGCTTATAAGCAACGAGAAGCAGAAGCTTATAATAAAGAAATAAAGAAGGTTGCTGTATTAGGTGGCCATTACGATTAATTAAAAAAAAATTCATTTCTTCGGCGCTTTTTTGTGTACATTCATTTCGCAATGATGTAGTATATACCTATCAAAAGGAGATATTATATTATGGCACACGAAGTAGAAATGATTAACGGTCAAGCTCAACTCGCATACGTTGGCGATGTACCTTGGCATGGTCTTGGCGTTGAAGTACGCAATGACATGACTCCCGAACAGATGATGCAAAAAGCTGGTCTTGATTGGGAAGTAGAAAAAGAAGAAGTACAAACAGTATCAGGTGTAAAAATTCCTGGTAAAAAAGCTTTGGTTCGTTCTTCTGACGGTTCAGTTTTAGATATGGTCGGTGACGACTGGAATCCAGTACAAAATACACAAGCTTTCGAATTCTTTTCAGATTTCGTAATGGCCGGTGATATGGAAATGAATGTAGCAGGATCTTTAAAGGATGGAAAAAATGTATTCGCTCTCGCAAAAATCAAAGAGTCTTTCACTATTCTCGGAGAAGACCAAGTTGACTCCTATCTTTTGTTTAGCAATCCTCACCAATATGGTAAAGCTGTTGATATTCGCTTTACTCCCATTCGTGTTGTATGCAATAACACGCTCACATTTTCTTTAAATTCAAAGTCTAAAAACTTCGTTAAAGTTGGCCATCGTTCAGTCTTCGATGCTGACATGGTTAAAGAGCAAATGGGACTTGCTTCTGAAAAGTTTGCACAGTACAAAGAGATGGCAGAATTCTTGTCAACTCGTCGTTATAACACAGAATCACTAATTCAATACTATAACGAAGTATTCCCACATCGTGAGTCTCGTACGGTTTCAGCTTTCGAAGATTTGTCACGTACAGCTCAGCTAGCAGCTTCTAATATTGAAACTCAGCCTGGTGCAGAGTTTGGCCAAGGAACTTGGTGGCAGGCATTTAACTCTGTTACATATATGACTGACCATGTTCAAGGTCGTAGTGCAGAGAGTCGTTTGAATAACCAGTGGTTCGGTTACAATCAGGGGCGTAAGATTAACGCCGCTAACAAGGCAGTAGAGTTTGCGACAGCAGGATGAAAATTATAAATGATGAAAAGAACCCCTCGTTGTTGGGGGTTCTTGAACCTGGTGATCGTATTGATGAATACGAAAAGTGGGTAAACAATCTTAATCAAGATCTAAAAGATTCTGGTTATGATCAATATGAATATAGAGTCCTACAAAAACGAAATAGGATCTACATAGACAAGTTGGAGTACACTTAAGGGGCAATTTGCCCCTTTATTTTTTAGTATAAATAGATACGTATTATATTCAAGAGGATACTATGCTTAGATTTAAATCTTTTATACTGGAGAAATCAATGTTTAGTGCAATGAATCGTACTGAGTGGGAAAAAATAAAAGCCCGGACAAACGATTTAAGAACCGATATTCTTAAAGATGCGATTAAAGCAGGTAGCCCAGTTCCAGATATTAATGGCAAAGATTTAGAAATAAAAAATACTTCTAATAACATGAAATCTATTAACGATTATGTTGGTAATAAAGAAAAATCATTTAATCTCGAACTAAAAAGCGGTAAAATGATTACGTCTTTACAAATTGGCAAGTCACCGATATTCGGCGGTCAAGGTAAAGGTGGTGGTATGACCGGTCAAACCGCTGATGCCGAATCCCTACAATGTATTTTCATTGCTGCTATGCTTGCAGAAGGAACTAAAAAACCATTCTCGCATTTCAGTGTAGAAACGTTATCACAATACAAAAATAAAGTTGATGTAGATGTGCCATTCGAAAGATATGCAGGTTTAGATGGCACATGGCACGAATCAGGATATGTCACTGCTAAAGCTTTAATAGATAAAGGTTACGTAACTAAAAATCATATTATTCATCGTGGCTCTAAAACTATGAATGCGATATATGCAAAAAAATCTAAGGCGCGTAAGAACGAAGGTCTGCCGCCCATGCAGAACGATAAATGGAATCCAGGTGATATATGGGCTGTCAGGAGTGGAGTAGATGTCAACGAACGCATTAGCGATCAGAGCCAAGCTCTATGTAATCAAACTACTCTTGAAAACTTTTTAAGTCGTGATATTGTAGGTATTTCTCTTAAGAAAATTAATAGTCTAAAACTAAAACCAAAAGTATCAGAATATAATATAGAAAAGAAAAGTTTAGATACTCATAAATTTAACGGTGTTACTATTGAAACTGTAAAAGGCAAAGGCATATGGACGGCTAAACACGGATTTGCGTATTTTGATAGTGGTAGTAGATTAGACATTCGGGCTCCAAATTTATTTAACCCTCTTAATATGGAAATTATTCAAAAAGGTGCAAGAGGCGGTCGTACAGGTTACAACCAAATTACGTATTCTGCTAAAACACATTTAAATACTAACTTGCCTTCTAATACTATGCTCAAAGATCAAGCTCAAAAATTAGCAAGTAAAAATCCTCCTAAGGTTTTGATGGATAATTTTTATAAGATGGTAAAGAAAGTACATCCAAGATATACTAAATCGGATCATGAAGTAGGAATAGCCGAAAAACAAGGTCAAGCTCATTTCATTCATGTTGTTCTTGGTGTAACGCATATAGCATATGCATTAATGAATGCTTCTGCCTCTAAGAGAAATGATTTTATTTCAGAGATAGTAAATGTTGCAGGTGCAAAAACAAACGATTCGTCAGCTTATGTAAAAGTAGAGGCTACATAGTGGAAAATTTTAAACAGCATATCACTGAAAACAAGAATACACACATGACTCATATTGAGGACAGGGTTCTTTATGGTGGCGTAAAAGGTACAAGACAAGCTATTATGGCTCTAAGATCTTTAAGAGATATGTTAGGAGGTGTTCATGAGGGAAGTGTTAGCGTTAAGTGGGATGGTGCCCCTGCTGTCTTTGCAGGTATCGATCCTAATGACGGAGTATTTTTTGTTGCGAAAAAAGGGATCTTCAATAAAAACCCCAAGGTTTATAAGACACCTTCTGATGTTGATGCCGACACTTCTGGTGATCTTGCTGATAAGCTTAAGCTGGCTCTTAAACACTTGCCTGAATTGGGAATTAAAGGAGTTGTACAGGGTGACTTCTTGTACGGGCCTGGAGATATTAAAAAATCAAATATTCGAGGTACAAAATATATTACGTTCCACCCTAACACAATAGTTTATGCAGTGCCTGCAGATTCTGAAGCAGCAAAAGAAATCAAATCTTCAAAGATTGGAATAGTCTGGCACACTACATATATAGGTAAGACGTTTGAATCGATGAAAGCATCTTATGGTGTTGATGTATCTAAATTAAAGAAATCTAAAAACGTGTGGTCACAAGATGCTATGCTTCGTGATCTTACTAAATTGACTATGACAAAAAAAGATACGGAGGAAGTTAATGAGTATCTATCGCAGGCTGGCAAATTATTTAACCAGATATCCGGCTCAACGCTCAAGCAACTCGAAAATAATAGATCACTCGCTCAACTTATTGAAACCTACAATAATTCCTTTGTCAGAGCGGGTACAGTCATTACAGATACAAGACGACACGTATCTGGCCTCATTAACTGGATCAAACAGCGATATCAAAAAGAAATAGATACAAGAAAAACTGATAAAGGAAAAGCTGCTCAGCAGAAAAAACTAGATGAAATACTATCCTTTTTTAGTACATCTAATAGAACTTCACTGCAAAAAATGTTCGAATTACAAAAAGTTATCGTTTTAGCGAAATTAAAACTTATAAATAAACTAAATGACTTACAAGATACAAAGACATTTGTAAAGACTCGTAATGGATATAAAGTAACCGGAGCCGAAGGCTTTGTTGCTATTGACACACTTGGTGGTGATGCTGTTAAATTGGTTGATCGTATGGAATTCTCATACAACAATTTCAGCAAAGATATATTAAAGGGATGGGACAAACCGGGAAGAAAATAAAAATGGCAAAACCATTAGATTTTAAAGATTTTTTGGCTGTAGACTATATGCCTGGCGAAGATGGCATTATCAAAAAGGCAGCTAAGAAAAGAAAACAAGATACGCCTACAGGTAATACTGGTGAATCAGTAAAAGAAACTACGTGTAACTGCGGACCAGATTGCGAATGTAATAGCGTAGATGAAGCTCTTGATATGGTGCAACGCCGTAAAAGAGCACGTCAAATGCTTAAGTATAAATCTAAGATTAAAATAGGCAGAGAACGTGCAGCTCGTAGAATTGCTTCTTCTCCTAAGCTAAAGAAACGTGCTCGTAAAAAAGCTCGTGAAGCTATGCTTAAGAAAATTACCAGAGATATTCCAAAAGGCGAATTAACTTACGCGCGTAGACAGGAAATTGAAAAACGTTTAGATCAACCTGCAGCTAAAGCTAAGATTGAACGGCTTGCGAAAAAATTATTCCCGCAGGTTCGTAAAGACGAAATGGCTAAGAAGCGTGCAAGATAATGATCAACTCATTTAGTCAGTTTTTAGTTGAAGAAGAACGTGAGATTTATTTTGCATTTGGCAGAATGAATCCACCAACCGTTGGTCATGGTAAACTGTTAGATGCGCTTGCTGCGAAATCTGGTAAAAATCCATATAAAGTATTTTTATCTCAGTCACAAGATAAAAACAAAAATCCATTATCATATACAGATAAAATTAAACATGCTCGCAAAATGTTTCCAAAACATGCGAGAAGCATTATGGTGAATAAAAAAGTAAAAACGCCGATGGATGCTCTTGTTGCGTTATATGACGAAGGCTATGTAAATGTAACAATGATAGCAGGATCTGATAGACTCAGAGAATTTGATGTCTTGTTAAACAAATACAATGGCCAGAAAGGCCGCCACGGATTTTATAATTTTAAATCAATTAAGATTGTAAGTGCCGGTGCAAGAGATCCTGATGCAGAAGGTGTTGAAGGCATGTCAGCATCTAAGCAACGTGAAAACGTAAAGAAAAATGATTACTCTGCTTTTTCGCAAGGTCTTCCTAATAATATGCCTCACAGAGATGCAAAGGCTTTGTTTAATTCTGTACGTAAAGGAATGGGGTTAAAAGAGCAAAATGAATTTAAAAGACATATTCAACTTAAGACCGTATCAGAAACTAGAGAAGCATTTATTAAAGGCAGCTTGTTCGAAACAGGTGAAGAAGTTATCATTAAAGAAACAAATCAAATTGGTACAATAACTGTTCTGGGATCTAATTATCTTATTATAGAAACGAAAGACGGAAAAACACGTCAGTGGTTAGATGCAGTTGAAAAGATTGAAGAAGCTTATCAACATGATGAGGGAACACCGGCTGCTACCAAAAAAGCAAAAGCTATGACTCCTGGTCAGAACGAAAGAAAGCTTTCGGATAAGGAATTAAAAGATCGTGAAAAATATGCACAAGATTTACCAGATGATGATTTTAAAAAACGTTACGGTAAAGATTGGAAATCAGTAAAGATTGCTACTGCTACTAAAATGGCTAAAGCTAAAAACGAAGATGCATGCTGGGATTCGCATAAGCAAGTTGGTATGAAAAAGAAAGGGAACAGAATGGTTCCTAACTGTGTACCAAAAGAACAGCAAGATTCTGAAATTGCAGATCGTCCAGGTTCTCAGCCTAAAAAATACCATGTTGGTTTAAGTAAGGCACAAAAAATCAGAAGAGATCGTCAGTTTAAGAAACAGGCCAAAATGTCTGATAGTGATCCAAAGGCATATAAGCCTGCACCAGGTGATGCAAAAGCAAAAACAAAATTATCCAAACATACCTTAAAATATAGACAAATGTACGGGGACGATTAATGATTAGTTTTAAATCTTATATAGAAGAAGATGCGACAGCTTCTTTAAAAAAGAAAGCAGAAAAAACTGGCATGCCATTAGGCGTTCTTAGGCAAGTTTATAATAGAGGTGTAGCCGCATGGAAAACAGGTCATAGACCTGGTACTACTCCATCACAATGGGGTCATGCAAGAGTAAATTCATTTGTTACCAAATCATCTGGTACATGGGGAAAAGCAGACAAAGATCTAGCAGCGAAAGTAAGAGGCAAATAAATGACCGTAAAATCAGCAGATAAAAAACCTGAA